ATTCATTTCTTCTCTATCCTCACAAACTTACTACCCTCAAACATCATTGCTAATTCCAGTCTCATGTCCATAAGTTCTTTTGGAACACATCTAAGCAACTCTTGTATCGATATGAAATTTGCCTTTCCTTCGCTTTTGTACATTTGCATTGCTCTAGGTATTTCATAATCTAAATCAGTAACATACCAAATTTGCCCATCCCAATCAAAACAACGTATGTGAGGTTCAAGAGGTTTATAGCCAAGAGACATCAGCTCATCCATTAAAACCACATAAGCTCTTCGCATCATTTGTATCATCTTTTGAGTCTGGATGTCATTCTTCTCAGCAACAGATTTTTTAAATAGCTGCTCTGCTTTCATAAACTTAACTCTTAGATCAACACTAACCAAACGATCAATCCTGTGCTTATCGCCCCAAGTGGTGTGAAACTCTTTTTTTTCAGCCTGATATTCTTCCAGCATTTTTAAAGTTACAGAAGAATATGTTTTCTTTTCTTGTTTTTTCATATGTGAGTTTGTATGTAAGGCTTTGAATGTATGTTGTATGTGTCTCTAGACACACATACACATACATACATATTTTCAACGATTTTACATACATTTACATACACACATACATATTTTACATACACTTTATTTATCATCGAATTTACCCTCAAATTTAACAACCTTTTTATATTCAATTGATTGATAATTATTATCAACTTTAACAATCTGATCTTTATCAATCATTTGTTTTACATATTGATCAAGATTGGAACGTGCCATATCTGTACCATTTTTTGTCTTGCAAGTTCCAACTAGATTACCAACAGTAAATGTATAATCTTCCACATTACCACCTTCTTTTAAGGATTTATCCAATGCCAACTGTTTTAACCCCCTGTTAACTTCTTTTGCAGTTCCTGTTAAATTTCCTGTTTTTTGCACCACATGATCTGTTACTTCTAAGTAACCAGAAGTCAAATCCTCAAAACCAAGAAGCTCAACCTCTTTAAATTCAAAGTTAATCTTCTCCATACCCATACCATCTTTATTTAGAGTCTGCTCCATTGTTACAAACATTGTTTTATGGGTATCACCAGTTTTAGTGTCATCATTACGCTCAATCTTAAACTCATAATCCATTGATGCACCTAACACAGAACTCCCACGCTGCCTGCCATTAGATGAGTGTCCTGTATGGTGGACAATAATCACAGCAGCTTCGTATTTGTGGATAAGCTCATCCATCCTACTGATAAACAATGTCATATCCTCAGTGCTGTTCTCTGAGCCTGCTCCAAAGTTCCTGTTGAGCGTATCAAATATGATGCAACTTAGCTCACCTTCCTGAGCTTCAATCATATCCAGCTCTGCTATGAGCTTTGCATATTCGTCTGGATCAAGTATTCGAGTTCCTCTATTAGATAAGAACAAAGGAGCACCATCTAAGGGTTCTTTTGATTGATTCCACGCTGCAAGTCTACGCTTAACCCCACGCTTACCTTCCCCACAGAGGTAAACTACTGGGGCACGTTTTGCCTTATGTCCATAAAAGTCAGAGCCCTTAGCTATAGCTGCTGCCATAGCAATAGCCACAAAAGACTTTCCAGACTTAGGTGCACCAAATACACCAAGCAAACTAGACTTCTCTGCAACTGTTTTAATAAGCCAATCAGGATTATCCACCTGAGACATCACCAGATCAGCTCTCTCGAAGTATAAAGCTCCTTTAGGTCTGTCTGCGATAGAGGTCATTATATAGTCCTCAAGAGCCTTAGAATCGCTGTAAAGACCTAATTCTTTAGCTTCATGTAAATCACCTTTTTCTGGCATATCTGGATGAGGTTTTGCAATGGTTACCTCACAGCCATTGGTTCTTAAATGAATGGATATCTCTTCTGCAAACATGAGCCCAGCTTCGTCATTATCTGGGTATATGTAAACCTGCCTACCATAGATGCTTGACCAGTCTGTTTTATCCCAGCCCTTACAGCCCCCATGATGACAAGCAACCTGACCAGCATATATCTGCTCGGCTGCTATGGCTGCCTTTTCACCTTCCACAAGTAGCACAGGCTTCTCTAAGCTTCTGTCTGATAGATACAAAGGCATAAGCCCCTCTGGGCGTTTCATATACCAAAGATCACCACGTTTGCTAAAAGGTGCATATTTGATTTTGCTTCTAGGATGACCCTCTGGGAATCTCAGCACTGCAAAGTCATCAGAGTATTTAATCTTGATACTTGCCTGCAACCAGAGTTCTACAAATTGATCTCTGGTTAAAGATGGCGATGAAGGTGCTTCTTTTTTTGGGGAGATAAAATGAATGTCGTTAGACAGTGCTCCCTCATCGCCAAAACCAAATCGTTTAAGTGTTTCGTTGATACTTTGATCAAAGTGCTTGAGTAGCCACATAGCACCACCACCTTGATCAAGTTCAAAGGAATAAAATTGTCCCTTTTCTTTATTTAAAACCCAAGAGCCATGAGTTCCCCAGCGAACCTCAGCCGATGTTTCAGCTTTTGGTTCGCCAAGTAATTCTAAGCCAATAGGTTTAGCTATTAATGCCCAGTCCTCGTTTGTCATTAAAATGGTATATCTTCATCAGTTACCACTGTTTTCGTAACAGGACTTTCAGCTTCTTTTTTATTATCAGCTTCATCCTCATCATTAGCCCATGCAGGAATGATAAATTCTGCTGGTCTTGGTTTCCAAGCAACAAACTCAAACTCAGGTACTTCGCTGGAGAAACCAGAATCGAATTTAACACCTCTTGAGCCTAAGTATCTAAAGCAAGGCAATTGCCCTTCATTAGCTGCCTTTTGCATCCAGAACTTCTCACACATGGATTTAAAGCCTTGTAGCTCTCCCCATGCTGCACGTTCCCATTGCACGACTTGTTTATCGCTTGTGTAAGCCCAAACGCTAAAAGCTTTTTTCCAGCCTTCTTTGTTTTCGACTTTACTAAATGGAATATCAGAGAATTCAAACTCATAGCCACCTGAATACCTGCCCAGACCAGTCTGGATAGTATCAGGGTCTAGTAGGATGTATTCCATGTCATAGACATTTTCTCCTATATACCACGCCTTTTCTTTTGCCAAAAACTTAAGATAAGAATTTGACCCATTTCCTTCACCAGAATTTTCTTCAAAAAAATCCATAGCACGCTCCTTTTAAATCAGTGCAAAACTTTGTCTGCACCTTCGTTATATTCTGCTTCAAGACTTTCAATGTTCCTAGTCTTGTAGCTCCAAAAATCACCGACATCGGTGATCCCTAATGCTTCAGCTCCTAACAGATAGTTCTGATACTTGCGAAAGCAAAACTCTTCAAAATCGTCATCAAATATTATGTGCATTGTCCAATATTACATCAATGTCATTACACAAGTCATCAACATAACCAACTATTACAGCTTGATTGTGGTAATGAAAATTATTGTAGATTAACGCTGCTGGCATAACATACCTAGCTTTGTTGCGATTGTATTTATAAATCAACACTGGAATCAATGTGTCTCCAGCACTTTCACAGGCTTGAGCCCACCATTTCTCTTGGGCAAAGGTTGATCCTTTTCCTGCATAACACTTGCACTCAATTGCAAAATTACGCCAGTAGATATCAGCCATGCCTTTATTCTGGTATTGATCCAAATTCCTTTTAACAGTTTCATCAAATCCACGTTTCTCACAAAAGCTATTGATCAGCTTGACAATGGTTCGCTCGAAAGCTGCACCTTTGTTTCTGGAATTTACCACTGCTCACCATGATCTTGCTCGTACAATCTCACAAGCTGCTCAAAGTCATGGGGTGAATCTGTGGTTTTAACTGTTCCATCGTTGTACATGACCTCTCTGGAATCATCGTTATAGGTAATCTCATAAAAGCCATCACCATATCTGGTTTGCATATAGTGAGACTTAACTCTTTTAGCCCACTCATAGACATCATTCTTTAATGCCTGCAACCTGACCACCTGATCATACTGAGTCATTTCTCCTGACTCCTAGCATCACAAATACCTAGCTTGATGTAATGGGCTGCTAACTCACCTAGACTTCTTGAGCTCCTAGACATCACCTGATGCTCTTTTAGCAACTGATGTATCTCTGAGTCCACCCAAATAGCTTGGGTAGTTGTACGTTCTGTCAACTTATTTCTTTTGTTTTTTATTCCTGTTTTCATATCTAAACTCTCCATGTTTATTCTATAATATTTTTGGGCAGTGGCAAAACTCTCCTTATAACGCTCCCTTCAAGTCTGCTGCCCCTCGTTTCAATCATGACAAAAGCAAGTCATTTGGTCATCATCATTAAACAAGCCAACAGCTTCAGGTTGTTTGCTTATGTCTAACAAATCAATATAACTAGGTCTATCTTTTCTAAATTTTGCCCCAGTTTCTTTTTCTTTCGCTATCCACCAATCAGCCATTTCTGGTCTTTCTTTTAATATTTTGATGGTAGTATTCATGCCTTTTAAAAAACATAAATCACAATTACCTGCTGGTGCTTTTCCACCATAAGCGTTTAAATTCAGATCAAAGTTTTGTTTATCCCAAAATTCGATAACATCGTTAATGGTATGTTTTGCATCTGCCATAGGGGTAATGCTTGTCCATTTATTGCCTGTTTGGTTTCTAATGTTTGCAACTCGTCTTGGCTCGTCATACCTTAATCCCACCACATTGAACCATTCTTTATATCCCATAAGTTCCATCATTCTTTTCATAACATTAATTTTAAGTTCAGAGGTACAGAATCTCATAACTGAGTTTGGTAAAAATGATCTTTTCTTTATTAACATATCAAAAGGCTCACCATTTCTTGATGCAATTTTATAATTTACTTGTCTGGTTCTCCATATAGGTCTTTCTTCATGCACAGAAAGCTCTAACCAATTAATATGAACACCCCACTTTTCAGAAACCTCGTTAATAAAATCTAAAGTTTCTGGAGCTTCTTTACCTGTATTAGCAAAGGCAACCCAAATATCTTCTGGTAATTTGCCATTATAAGCCTGAAGAATATTCCAAAGCATGAATCCAGATGTTCTACCACCACTAAAGCTAATCAATGCTGGCTCTGGTATTTTATATGGATTCATTTCCTTTCCTTAATCCTCACCTGCTTACGTCTAACGCTTCTGGCTTCCTTTGCAGGAACAACCTTCTCTGGCGTTGGTTTGTAATTTATGTATCCCCAGTCAAGCTGATACGAGCCACAAACAGCCTTCTCATGGTTGGCTATCTTTTCCATCAATGCAGTTTGTATGCAGTCTTGTTCTTCCTTAAGCTCTTTAATCTCAGCATCAATATTCTCATGCCTTGCAATCATTCCAGATAAAGAATCATCTATCTCCAAGACATCTTCTGCCACTGGTATATCTTCAAACATTGCATAAGCATCATCAGAAGTTTCAGGATCAAAGTAGGTTTCTGTCTTGACTCTCTTCTGCCAATCATCAGCCAGTATTCTCAGCTCCTCACTGAAGGCTGGATCACGTTGATAGAAAAAGTAATTGATCTCATTGGCTATATGACTAAAGATCACCAGCATACCCCAAGAGCAGCCAGTGATTTCAACTTGAGTTTTAAGTTGAATCCAACCACGCCAATCATCAGGGTAATCCTTTGGATAGTCTTTAGTTAGTTTGCACTCAATGATGCCTTTACCATTGATAGTAATGTGCTCATGGTCTGGAATATAAATGCCTAGCTGTGGATTCTCCTCAACAGTTAAATCATTTGCCATTGCAGTTCCATCCAAAGAACATTGGATAGGAAAGAATGGATGAGTGAAAGCTTCTGGAAACTCAGTCTCTACATCTGTGAGACCCATCTTCTCAGTTGCAAATCTTATGATGCCATCTTCAAAAAAGTCTCCCAGCTCCATAGCTGTGTTCTGGTCAAATCTAATGTTCTCGCCATGCTTGGCTTTGATGTGCTCTTGTAACTGACGTTGCTTAGATTTGTATTTACCCTTGCCCATTGCATTAGCTACAGTTGATGCTGATAGCTCATCGTCTTTTGTTAGCTTACCTACCATTACAATTCCCCCTGAAATTTATTAATAATTTTATTTACAATAAGTTGATCTTTTTTACCAACAACAAATCCTTTCAAATACTCTTGCATGATATGCATGATAAAAAATTTTTCTTTATAGCTTAATCTCATCTTTGCTCTCCTCTAGTTAATCTGAATTCTTCTTGCTTGAAGATTCGATGGTTCTGCTGGCACTTTAATGCCAGCTTAATTTTAGCGATAAACTCTTCATGGTTGTCAGCCACAATCTTAACGCCCCCTACATTAGTAATTAGTTTCTTGCTCATTACGCTACCCTCGTTGTTGAATGTAAATTCTGTATAGACTTTAACAATATATGCATTTGTGCAATTTGCTTTTCTTTGGTTTCAAACCAAGCTTTTTTAGTGTCTGCTTCTATAGCATCTCTCAATGCACTAGCCAGAAGTTCTGCTTCGTAAATATTAATTTTTAGTTTCTTTTCCATTTTATCTCCTATAAAAAATGAGTTAGTTCTACCAGTAAAAGCCCCAATGAAGGAGCTTGTTACTGGTGGGGTGGGTTAGAAGAAGTTGTATTCTTGAGGGTTGTCAGTGAGTTGGTTTATCCTGACTCTTTTAACAGAATTAACCTTTTCCTCACAGGTAGACCACTGTAAAGTTCTGATGTGTTCTTCTGCTTCCTCTTTAGAGTTAGCCATAACCTCAAAGTCAGTTCTTAAGGTTAGAGTTGATTCTATGTAGTATTTTTTCATTTTTATCTCCTTAAAATGTTTTCTTAAGTATTATTATGCATATATTTTCATATATGTATACAAATATTAGGAATTATTTTAATTAATTTCAGAGATAATATTTTGCAGGTTTTTCAGAGCATCGTTGTTTTTCATATGCTCATCAGAGATTGTGATTTGGTTTTTGGTTTGTGGCAGCATGAATACCACGTTCTGATGCCCTAGAGATACCAGAGCGAATAGATCAATGCTGTTTCGTTTATAGGTTCTGTTTTTGGCATGAAGCCCACGCCTAAGATCAAAACGCCAGTTCTGTCTGGCTTTTTCTATCTTAGTTGCAGTTTTAACTTGGCAACGATACAGATGGAGTTTGTATTCAAAGATGATGTCTGCTGAAGCTCCATGAGGTACGACAAGGACTGTGGTGATCTCATCAACCAGAGACAAGTAAGCTGCTGCTAAATATTCGCCAAAATCCCCAACAGATTTAGGACTAGCCATAGCTTATTCCTTACAGCTTTTAAGTTGCTCCGAGTTAAATAAGGCTCTCCTGCCTACGTCATTTGCATACTTGGAATCTAGCAATTCATTACCAGCCTTCTCCCAATCACCCAGCTCCATGTAGGCTCTGGTTTTTCTAAAGCTCATCCAAGTATTAATCCCCATGTTGAACACCACGTCTATGCAGACATACTGAGCTGCAACAGGAAACTTACGCCAAGCTATCCAGTGCTTGTCTAGTTTCTTAATGACTGTACTGATGTCATTGTTGAGCAGATACATGGCTTCTTCTTCTGTGATGCCATTGGTCTCAAGATTCCTACCCACGCCCACGCTGGTATATCCAGTAGGGCAAACGTAGGACTTGAGGACTAAGCCCTCAAAATCTATTAGCCTTTTCTTGATTAAGT